CTGGCCGCGGCGTTCCCCACCCCGTCCGGCGGCCAAGCCAGCCACACCAAGGTATGGGCCAACGTGGCCTACGCCGTGATGACTTACAAATTTGTCATGGCACCCGAACCGGTGGAGTGGATGTGGTGGAGCTATGGCTGCATTGTGGGCGGCTACGCTCTCATCAAGCGCGGCCTATCCATCATCCCGCAGCTGGAACAGATCAAACAACAGGGAGATCAAAATGTGGATGCTACCGACGAATAAATCTTTGCTGTACGCACTCGGCATCGGCCTGACATTGGCCAGCGTATACGGTGCGGGCTACACCCACGCCCGCCGTATCTATCGCGGCGAAATCGCACAGCTGCAGCAGCGCCATACCGAACAGGCGCTGGCCGCCGAACAAGCCTACAGCGCCAAGCTGGCCGAAGTCAGCGCGGAAAAACAGAAGTGGCACGACTTCGCGCAGCAGCAATCGGTCAAGCTGGCTGAAACCACCCGTCAATTGGACACCCAAACCACACGCATCAAACAGGAGATAGCAAATGCAGTCAAAAACGATCAAAGCAGCGGCCGTTGTTACAGCGGCCTTGGCGCTGGCAGCCTGCAGCTCTACAAACAAGCCCTTGGCTACACCGATTAAGGTGGTGGAGCGCCCGGTGCTGCCGCCCGCCGCTGCCGAACTGCTGGCCGAGCATCCGCGCCCGGCGCCGCCGGTTTCAGGCAGCCCCACCGATTTGCTCAATCACGCCGCCGACTACGGCGCATGGTGCGGGAAAAGAGACACCCAAGTACGCGGGTGGCAGGAATGGTATCGGAGCAAGCAGTAATGGATATTTCAGACAGAGCCACCCAGCAGGAGGAGCTGGCGCGAGAGGAGGCACTACGCCAAATCAGGCTACCTGAAAATCCGGCCGCCACCTCGCTCTTGTACTGCGTGGATTGCGGTGCCCGCATCCCCAAACGTCGCCGCCTGGCCATCCCCGGCTGTACCCGCTGCGTGGGCTGCCAGGCATACCAAGAAATCGGATACCCATAATGATGGAAAACAAAACCTTTATCAGCATTGAGTTCTGGCAGCTGGTCGGCTTCCTGCTCTCTTTCCTCGGCGTGTGCTGGGGCTTCGGCAAGATGCTGTTGGCGCAGTTTCAAAACCAGCAGGCCGAGCGGCAGCGGCAGTTTGAGACCATGCGGCAAAAGCTGGAGAGCATGGACAACCAGTTCGCCGAGCAAAAGGCCATCCTGCCGGAAAAATACGTCTTACGCGAAGACTACATCCGCAACCAAGCCGTGCTGGAAGCCAAGATGGACAGCATCCAGCACACACTAACCGATCTGTACAAAATAGAAAGCCAAAAGAAATGAACGATAAAGCCCGCAGGGAAGGGATGCGCTGGCATCTGATCAACACCCTGAACAAAGCCCGGCCGTACACCTCCAGCGAAGTGTTTCTGTTGGACGTGATGCGCGGCATTTATCCCGATGCCACCGCATTGGAGCTGCGCCAGCAGCTCGAATACCTGAGCGACCGCCGCCTGATCGATCTAACCAAGCAGCCTGCCGGCATGTGGTTTGCCGACCTAACCCGGCTCGGTGTGGACTTGGCCGAGTACACCATCGACTGCCAGCCCGGCATCGCCCGACCGGACAAATACTGGGAGGGTTGATCATGGCACGCCGCAGCACCATTGCCCTGTTGCCGGACGATGTCCGCCACGAGTTCGAACGCCGGCTGGCGGCCAATGCGTTCGGCAACTATACCGAGCTGACCGAATGGCTGAACGAACAGGGTTACGAAATCAGCCGTGCGGCCGTACACCGCTACGGCCAAAAGGTCGAGCGCCGATTTGCCAGCATCAAGGCCAGTACCGAAGCCGCCCGTCTGATTGCCGAGGGCGCATCCGATGAAGGCGACACCCGTTCCGAAGCCCTGATGGCGATGTTGCAGACTGAACTGTTCGATGCATTGGTCGCCATTGGCGAGATACCGGATACCGAACTGAATGTGGTTGACCGTTTCGGCATGATGTCGGAGGCAGCCAAAAAGATTTCGGCACTCACTTCGGCCAGCACCCGCCTGAAGCAATGGCAGAGCAACCTGAAAGAGAAGATGGATGCCAAGTTTGCTGCGCTCGAAGCCGAATCGGCCAAGCAGGACAGCGGCCTCGACCCGGAAACGCTCAAACGCATCAGACAGGAAGTATACGGGGTGTTTTCATGACACAGCCGGCCTTAACCCTCTATCCCTACCAGCAGCGCTGGCTGGCCGACCACAGCCGCTTCAAAGTCGGTATGTTTGCCCGCCAGACGGGCAAAACCTTTACCACCACGCTGGAAATCGTGTTGGACTGCTTAGATGCGGAATCGCAAGGCAAACGCACGCGCTGGGTCATCCTGTCACGCGGCGAGCGGCAGGCGAAAGAAGCAATGAACGAAGGCGTGAAACGCCATCTGGAAGCGGCCGGCGTGGCCTGCGAAGTGATGCAGGTACCGTTCGACGCCACCACCAACTCCCTAGAAGTGGTGCTGCCCGGCGGCAGCAAGATTACCGCGCTGCCCGCCAATCCCGACACCGCCCGCGGCTTCTCGGCCAATGTGTTTCTCGACGAGTTCGCCTTCCATAAGGACAGCCGTGAAATTTGGAAGGCGCTGTTCCCGGTCATCTCTGCCGGCTGGAAGCTGCGCGTGGTTTCCACGCCGAACGGCAAGGGCAACAAATTCTACGAGCTGGTTACCGACGAAAAGAATAAGGAATGGAGCCGCCACATCGTCGATATCCATCAGGCAGTGGCCGACGGTTTGCCGCGCGATATCGAACAGCTGAAGGCCGGTCTGAACGATGATGATGCCTGGGCGCAGGAGTTCGAGCTGCAATGGTTGGACGAAGCCAGTGCCTGGCTGTCCTACGATCTGATTCACGGGGTGGAAGACGAGCAGGCCGGGCTACCTGAAAACTACACCGGCAATCCTTGTTATGTCGGCGTCGATATCGGCATCCGCAACGACCTATTTGTGATTTGGGTGTTGGAGCAGGTGGGCGACGTGATGTGGACGCGCGAACTGATTACCCGCCGCCGTGCCAGCTTCGCCGAGCAGGACGTCCTGCTGGACGAGGTGTTCGAACGCTACCGCGTCTTGCGCTGCTGCATGGATAAAACCGGCATGGGCGAAAAGCCGGTGGAAGACGCGCAACGCCGCCATGGAGAGAGCCGGGTAGAAGGCGTGCTGTTCAATACCGCCTCCAAACTGGCGCTGGCCACCATCGGCAAAGAGGCGTTCGAAGATAAGAAAATCCGTATCCCCATCGACCAACACCTGCGCAGCGACCTGCACAAGCTGCAAAAAACCACCTCCGCCACCGGCGCGCCGCGTTTTGTGGCCGAATCCGATGCCAACGGTCACGCCGACCGAACTTGGGCGTGCTTTCTTGCCCTCAATGCCGCCGACGGCGAGACCGGCCCGGTACGGGTCAGTAGCAGGAAGTCCCCCCGTCGTAGTCCATTCACGAAAGGCTATTAGCATGCCCAAATATCGAAGAAATAATGAATTTACACGCTCTCGTCTCGCTATTGTTGGGTTGAAACATTTACATAAACAACCGATGACTGCTGATGAGTTAGCTAAACAGATGAATGTATCCCGTATGAGTGCTTTTCGTATTTGCAAGTATTTATACGAAAGGAAGTTGATTGACGTTTACCGATACCGCCTATTGGGTAACGTAAAACAACGCCTGTGGGCATCAGTTGAATATCTTCAGGAACAGAGTTTACCGGTTGGGTTGAAATATCATCGTAAACCGCGTGCTAAATGTTGCAGCGATTTCCGTAAACGACACGCTATACGTAAAAACCCATGGCTTAGCCTTATCGGATAATAGCTATGTATTTCTTAGAAGAGGCCAAATACATTCCTATCCCTGATGGCGGCAATCTATGTATTTGTGTCAGTACAGATATGCGGGTGGATTTTTGTTCGTTGATGGTCAGCAATATCCCTGATATGGGGTTGCTTGGCTCAGGTACGCAATGCTTCCCTTTTTATCTATATGAGAGCACCCAAGATGAAGAAGGGACACAGAAAGATTTATTCACATGAAAGAATTGTTGCAGGAAAAGCTAAGTAAGAGACAGATTGTTGTAGAGGAACTGGTTACAGGTAAACGACGAGATTTCAACGGGCTTAGTTATGCTTGGCAGCTTGGTTATATCGAAGCTATTGCTGATATGGCTGAACACATTGGGGAAGTAGGAATCGCATATGCTGCAGACCTGCTGACCAACCGTGCCGAGTTTAAAAGGATACAACGTGGATTAAAACATGAAAACCATTTACCTGAAACGCAATGCCATCACTCATCAGGCACAGACCCACTTCCAGCTGGCCTATCCAGCCGAAAACGTTAGTAAGGAAGATATTTTCTACTATATTTACGGTTTGTTCCATAGTAGGGATTATCGCGAAAAATACCGAAATAATCTTGGTAAGCAGCTACCACGTATTCCACGTGTGGCTGATTATATTGACTTTATTGCTTTCCGTGATGCCGGTATTGCACTGGCCAAACTCCACCTGTTCTATGACCAGGTATCACTTTATCCCAATTGTGTATTGGAAGCTCCTGAGCCGTTGGAAATTACTGCCCAGCATGTTATCGGTGGACATGATGAGTGGTTTTATGTGGAGCAGATGCGGATTGATAGAAAATCAGAAGGTCGTATTGTCAAATATAACGAATACATCACTATCCACAATATTCCTCTGCGGGCATGGGAATATCATTTAGGTGGTGCTGCCGCACTGGCACATATTATGAAACGGCAGGCGCTAACTACCGATAAACGTTCTGGTATTACCAATAATGCCAACGATTGGGCTGTTGGCATACAGAACCAACGCTACCCATTAGAACTGTTTTTAAAAGTTATTACCGTCAGCCTGCGGACATTGGAAATACAGGATAAATTACCTAGGTTGAATTTTGCCACTTTGAGTTAACCATCTGAGTATCATTATGACCATCGTCAAACCCCACTTCAAACTCAAAACCGCCAACGGCGCGGTTACCCTCCAACCCGCCGACCTGACCGCCCACCTCGCCGTTGCCCAACGTTTTTGGGGCATCGGCGGCTTCGGCGGCTATCTGCCCAATCCCGACCCCGTGTTGAAAAAGCTCGGGCGCGACATCTCGGTTTACCGCGAGCTGCTGTCCGACCCGATTGTCGCCGGCCATGTGCGCCGCCGAAAGTCGGCGGTGGCCGGTATGGAATGGCGCATTGAAGCCAACGGTGCGCCTGACACGGTCTGCGACACCCTTGCCGAGCTGTTCTCCGGTTTTGACCTGTACCGCCTGATCAACCAAATCCTAGATGCTACCCTGTACGGCTATCAGCCCTTGGAAATCATCTGGCAGCGGGGCAGTCTGTGGCTGCCGTCCGAAATCGTGGCCAAGCCGCAGGAGTGGTTTCAGTTCGACCAAGATGGGCAGCTGCGCTTCCGCCTTTCAGGCAGCCTCAACGACGAACCGGTACCGGCCTATAAATTCCTGTGCCCCACCCACAATGCCAGCTACATCAACCCCTACGGCATCGGCGACCTGTCCTGTATCTACTGGCCGACCATCTTTAAGCGGGGTGGGTTAAAGTTTTGGGCGGAGTTCAGCGAAAAATTCGGCGCACCGTGGATCATCGGCCGCGAGCCGCGCAGCAATACCGACCAAGACACCGACCGCCTGCTGGATGCTTTGGAGCAGCTAATCGGCAACTCGGTGGCCACCATTCCCGACGACTCCAGCGTCGAAATCAAAGAGGCGGCGGGCAAACAAGGCAGCGCCGATGTGTACGACCGCTTTATCCGCTACTGCCGCTCTGAAATTGCCATTGCGCTGCTTGGCCAAGACCAAACCACCGAGAAAGACAGCACTCACGCCAGCGCCACCGCCGGTTTGGAGGTAACCAAGGATATTCGGGACAACGACTGCCGCATCGTCGAAGGCTGCCTGAACCGGCTCATTGACTGGATCTGCGGTTTCAACTTTGCCGACGACACCCCGCGCCCGCAGTTCGTGCTATATACCGAAGAAGCAGGCGACAAGACCTTGGCCGAACGCGACCAAATCCTGACCGGCTGCGGTGTCCGATTATCCGAAAGCTACTGGAAACGCGCCTACAACCTGAGCGACGACGATATTATTCAGGTAGCCTCTCCGCCAAATGCGACGCCGGCGTCACCTCTGGCCGACTTCGCCGAACCCCGGCCGGCAGCCGCCGCCGGCCTGGGCCTC